AGGATTGGCCCTTGCACCAGCTCTGCCTTCTGTTCCGGCGTCAATTCCTCATAGGTCAACGGATCGCCTTTGGCGCCACGGGGGAGCCCGAAGTTCAATGTCACGGCTCCGGTCTCTTCGTCCACGGTCTTCTCCACCGTGGCCGGTTCCCCAGTGGCCAGAGTCTCCGCGGCCACGCTGAGGTTCTGCACGGCCTCCGACGCTGCCTCCGCATCCCTGGCGGACACCTCCGCGGCTTCCGCTGCGGCTTCCGTCCTGGCCACGCCGTTGTTAAGCGCGGCAATCAGGCTGTCGGCCTGCGTCTGCTGATCTGTGTCGAGTTCGATGTCCGTCCGCTCGCCCCGCTCATCCGACGGGATCGTGATGTCGTACCGGGTCTGGACGTCGCCGCCGCTCCCCGGAATCACGACGTACACCAGGACGTTCCGCCCGTCCCGGAAGAACTTGTCCGGAATCTCCACGCCGTCCGCCGCGGTGCCGATCATCGTGAGCGTCGCCGTGTCCCCGACGTTGCAGATGTCCGCCTCGTAATACTCCGGCAAGGTCTCGCCCGAGATCACGAGGATCTGCTTAATGTCGTACTGATAGTTGATCGGATCGAGTACGATGTGCCGCTCTTCCCCGAGCTGGGCATAAACTTTGTTGTAGGTCATTTCTGCTCCTCACCCTCTCTTATAAGTCATGCTTCACGCATTCCAGATGATCCCGACCTGACGCAGAATTGCCAGAATGAGATTACACCGTTCAATCACCTGCGCCAGCGTTGCCGAGCTGCTCAGGTCTGCCGGATGATAGTAGGGCAGTGGTTTTGCTATTTCCCCCAGTACGATGTAAGTACCGGAGTGTTTCATCACGACCACCCGTGCTCCTATTTTCAGCGGCCTGCACATCAGCATCTGCTTGTATTTTTTCGTCATCGGAGAGTCTTGTCCGTCAAGCTGGATCTGCACGCCGGTTGAGCTGCTCCAGCTTTTTACCGTTCCGATGAAGAATTCAGTGTCGGACTTTTCTCCGTATTGCATCATTTCTTCATCCAAGGTTGATCACCACCTTCTTGAGCTCGTGCGACATCGTGCCGCCCGGTGTGAGTTGCATCGTCCAGGCTTCCTCCACGCAGATTCCGAGCGTTTCCCCGTACTGGATTGCCGTCACATCGTTGACGCCGAAGCCGCTCTGCAGCATTGTCTCGACCTGCATGACTTCCCCGGTCGTCATGCTCTCGAAGAGCAGTCTGTCTGCATAGGCCTGCAGCTCTGCCTGAGACTCAATGTTGTTGACTCTGACTTTCTTCACAATCCGCCTGCCTCTGCGCATCGTGGACAGCGGTGACTGCGGGTTGTTGTTTTCCGCTGTTGCCTTCATTCCGTCATCTTTGTCCGCATTGGAGCAGATGCACAGGAAGACGTTCGGTGCCGCGTATATGTCTGTCTTTCTGCTGATCCGCGGCAGCACCCTGATCGTCTCCACCTCTTTGCGGTTTCGCGGATCCGGCTTCCGGCCTGTGAAGATGTGCTTGATATTCTCCGCCGTCGGCGTGCTTGCCGGTTCCAGGACCGCGAAGCCCGTGGCATTGAACCACAGCGGATTATAATTGATCTCTGCCAACAGGTCGTTTACCACTGTCAGGTAACTCGTTCCTGTCTCCCAGTCCTGCCGGTCTTCCGCGAGAACCGCTTCCGACGGCGTTTTGATGATGGTTGCGATTCCGGACGCCGTGAGCAGCTGCTCAATGGCGTCCAGATATGCCGTCCCTGCTGTCAAATACAGGGCCCCTTCAATTTTGTTGTCCCGCACACGCCAGCATCGGTCGTATGCCTGAAGCTCGACGTTTTCCTCGCCCTGCTCTTCCTTCGGTGTGACCGTTGACGGCATAAGGACGCCGAGTGGGTTTGCTTCGCCGTTTAAAACGAGCACCGGCTTGATCTCATCCGCCAGCCAGTCGATTTTCACCTTATTTCCCTTCGCGTCCACGGCGTCCGGTAGGAATTTGCCCTGTAGTGATATCTTGATTTCCCCGCTGCTCTGCATTCGTAGCGTCGGCGTTCCCCTTGCGTAGAGTTCACCGTATTCGATTCCGTTGCGCATCATCCGGAACCGAACTTCCTCATGTCGTATCATCGACATAATCCCCCGTTTCGATGCGCTGCAGCGTAAAGCTGTAGGTCGTCCAGCTGAGCTTTTTCAGTTCCTTCTTCCAGTTGTTCAGTACCGTTGGGAAAACGGTCCCGTCCCGGAACTTCAGGATGATTTCCTTCCCCAGCATATTTTCAAATTGTTTCCTTTCCGTTTCCTGCTCGCGGAGAAAGAGGGCCGAGAAGCTGACTTTGCTCTCTTTGTGCCCGCTCAGGCTTCCTGATTGGTATTCATCACCCGCCAGGTGATAGAAGCTCCCGTCAGCTGATACTTCGTATTCCGGGTCCCGCATCTCCATCTTGGAGTATTTGATTTTTAGCCATTCCCCGCCGTCCATCTCGGCGATATAGGTTTCTTCCGTTTCCGTTTCAAGCGTGATCTCATTGCTCTTGCTGTAATTTCCGCTCTCGAGCCGGTTTATGACATAATAACGATGTTCCCCGGCCGCCAGGCGGTCCGCAAACGCCGTCTGCGCCGTGTGCCCGATCTGGACGTCATCCCGGTAGATCATAAAGTCTGCTGTCTCTTCCTCCGTGCTCCAGCTGATCATATTGTCGACGCCACTCTCACCGGCCATGATGATTTCTTCACCCGGCTGGTTCGCGACGGTGATGATTGCCGTCCCCCACTCGCTCCACAGTGCATATGTTCCGATCACTGACACACTGATCCGGTGTGTTCCGTCTTCCAGTTTGTCCGGGATTTCAAATGCCTTCTCGGTGCCGAAATATGGGCCGTAAACCGTGTCATCGACTTTGATCTGATATGCCTGCTGATCATCCGACTGCCATTCGACGGTCGTAAACGGAACAGCTTCCGCATACACAACAGGTGCGGCGGGTGCGCCGTAGGAAATAAAGGTCTTAGTGTATCCAACATCTTGGACACCATCAATATTATAGGAATTGACACCCCATCTAATTTCTCCGGCTGGAAATGTATACGCTGGAAACGTGTACTCATTTACAACATCGGTACTATCTCTGAGAAGTGTATATTCTGCATCTGTAACCAACTTCCACAAAAATTTGTATCTTGTTGGTTCAAACCCGTCCGGGCTGGAATAGCTCCACTTGAACGTAATTGGCTGGTTGTTGCTTTCTATTGTATTTGAAGGTGATATTGCGGTTGCCCTAACAAGTCCAGCCGCCGTGCTAAAACTATATGTTGAAGTCTGCGATGCATACCCGGTTGAATCAGAGCCGGACAGATACCACTGGATCGTGCTTGCTGTCGGGAACGTATTCGCCGGGATCGTCAGGCTGTTGATTCCCGCCGCAGCCTGAACGTCATTCCATGTTTCGGCACCTGACACGCGCCAATGCAGTGTAGTTGCCCCAGACGCAATAGTACCGCCGGCGGTGCTTTGATACACCCATCCAAAAGAGATCTGATTTCTCGGATTTGCATACCCCGATGTTGGAGCATTTGAGGGCGTAACGCTTGTTGCAGCGACCGTAAACGTATAAACAGGTGTTGATGATACAGTACCGTCCTCATCTGTGACAGTAATTTGATACTCATAAGAGGCCCCGGACTGGAATGTGCCTGCTGGGATGGTAATCGACTTTGTGCTCCCGGAAACATTCCTTGTAATCCATGTGCTTTCACCTGCTTTTCTGTACTTGAAGACTGCGGACGCTTGATTCCACGTCGGATCAGCGCAATAGCCAGAAACAGCACTCGTATCCTCCACCAGATCCCAAGTAAGCGTTTTCGCAACTGTATTGCTGATTGTTCCGGTGAGCTGGGAGTTGCTGTATGATACCTTGCTTTTTATCTTTGCAGCATTATCGTAAGTAATTGTCACATACGGAATAGAAGACCCGTTTGCTAAAACAGTTTTTACTTTTGTGCCGGAAGCATCCACATCAGAATACGCGCTTCCTCGGGAGTTTATGCGTACTGCTCCACCTCTGAGAAGCTCCTGAATATACTCAGGCCTCGCCGTATAAGAATATGTAACATCCTGCAAATTTCCACTCTGTGTTGATGATATACCAACATAAAAATTGTTAGTGGCTGGCTTGTTGTTATAAGTAAGCGTGTTGGGATCATATGTGCCACACCCACTCACAATCAAGGTGTTATTTTGATACGTACCGAATCTCGCGCATATTTTTACCGCAGCTCCAATAAGTACATTGTGTCTTAGATTTGACGGTATTTTTGATATAAGGAAAAACAGGTAAAACTCATCACCACCCGGAGAAGAAACTCTGTATTCCGTATTTGTGTTTGTTTTAAAGACGGTATAGGGATCGGAATTTTTTACATACCCGCCATTGGTTAATGTTAGATTTACTGTTGCATTAGCCATATCACGCCATCCTCGCTCTCACCTGGCGGCTCTGGTACCACTGCAGAAGCTCTTCAAGTTCTTCGATACCGTTGACCGTGATGTTGTAGGTGTTCGTGCTCGCGCCCGCCGCTGCGGCCGGTGCCGCCGCTGCCGCGAAGGTCGGGCCGAGGCTGAAGCTCCTCTGAATCTGATCGGTGATCAGGTGCTCGTTGTCCCGGATTCCCTTGGCAAACAGCTGCATCATGTCAGGTGCGTAGGTGTGGAAATCGCTCAGTGGGCCTTCTTTCGGTTCGGAGAATCCGAGCATGTTCTTGATGCCCTGGCCGATGCTCCGCACCGTGCCCATCAGGCCGCTCATTCTGGACGTGATGCCGCCGACAAAGTTCTGGATCAGATCCGCGCCCCACTGCTTTGCCTGCTCGATCTTCTCGTGGATCGCGTCCCGGATCTTCCCGAGCACGTCCCCGATTGCCTTCACGACGTCGCCGATGCCCTGCAGCAGGCCCTTCGCCAGCTCCACGACCAGCTTCGTCCCGCTCTCGAGCAGCTGCGGCAGGAACTCGAGAATCGCCTTCAGCAGGTTCCCCATGATCTGCGGCACCTTCTCGATCAGCGTCGGCAGCGCCTTGATGAGGCCCTCCGCCACCGCTCCGATGATCTGGAACGCCGCGTCGATGAGCTTCATCAGCGTGTCCGGCTCCGTGAGTTTCTCCACGATGGTCAGCGTCACTTCCACCACCGCCGGTATCAGCTCCGGCAGCGCGTCGATGATGCCGTCAATCAGCGCGAAGAGGATCTCCGTGCCCGCCTCGATGATCTTCGGCAGTGCGTCCACGATTCCCTTCACCAGCGCCTGCAGGATCGCCATTCCGGCTTTCACCAGTTTCGGCATGTTATCTGTGATCAGCTGAATCACTACCGGGATGATCTGCGGCACCGCCGTCGAGATCAGCTGCGTGATTCCGTCAAGTGCTCGCTGCACCGCTGGGATGATGTTTCCGAGCACACCGCCCTGTCCGTTCTCGCCGACGATGGTTCCGACCAGGTTGTTTACCAAGCCTTCGATGTCTGCATTTCCGTCCGCCAGGCCTGTTACCAGATTCTGCCAGGCTGCCTTCATTGCTCCGGTGCTTCCGGCGATGGTTTCACTGGCTTCCTTCGCCGTGGTTCCTGTGATTCCCATCTCCGTCTGCACAACATGAATTGCCTGCACGATATCGGAATAGCTGTCGATGTTGAAGTCAACTCCGGACAGTTCTTTCGCCTTGTCCAGCAGCTCCTGCATTCCTTCCTTCGTTCCTGCAAAGCCGAGCGCCAGGTTGTCCAACATAGTGAAATTACCGCGAGAAAACCCGCGGTAAGCATCCTGCACGCTCTGCATATTCGTGCCCATCTTATTGACATTATCTGACATGTCTGTGATCGACATGTTCATCATGCCGGCAGCCTTCTCCGTATCACCGCCGAGTGAATTAATCATCGCCGCTGCCGACTGAATTGCCGTGCTCATATAGTCGTTTGCAGACATCCCGGCGGTCTTGAATGCATCGCTGGCGTCCTTAACCACCTGGCCGGCGCTGTCCCCGAACAGAGTTTCAACACCGCCGACGAACTGCTCATAATCTGCATAACTGTCGACTGCGCTTTTTGTCAGTGCCGCAGCCGCTCCGGTAGCCACTGTGATTCCTGTTGCCACAGCTCCCACTGCTGACTTTGCCGCGCTCGCGAACCCCGAAGACCATCCCTTGCCGGCGCTCTGGCCAGCCTGGTCCGCTGCCGGTGCCATTGCTTCCTGCAGATTTCTTCCCATATCTTTCGTCGTCGGGACAATCTGCACGTATGCTTTCGCGATTTCTGTCATTGGATATACCCTCCTCTCCTGAGGATTTCATTTCGTGCGGCCTCAAATTCTTCGCCGCTGCTGAAGGTCTGGTACTCATTCTGACTTTGCGTGTCCTCTTTTCCCGTCAGAATGTTGTATATCGATTTCGGCGGGTTCTTTCCCTCCACTCCGTTTTCCGTCTGTCTCCATGCCATGATGTTGACCGTATCCAGAATCATGGCCAGCATCAGCAGGCTTTGCGGATGCTTCTGTCCGTTCAGCTTCATTTTCGACCTCGACTCCGGCGGAAGGCCTGCTGCAAGCGCTGCCTGTGTTCCCACCGGCAGCGCTTGCCATTCAAACAAGTGATAGTATTCCGCGAAGTCACAGATCAGGCTGTCCCGATCCTGGAGGAAGACCGACAGCTCGATTATTTTTTTTTACTTCCAAGCTGCCCCATGAGCTCGGTGATCTGCTCGCCCATGATCTTGACCGGTACCCGGCCGGATTCGTTTCTCAGCATATCGTAGAGACGTTTTTTCTCTTCCGGCTTCAGCAGAATGCTGCACATCTCGGACATTCCTGTCAGGTCGCCTTTCTGCATTGCGGTCAGCGCATCAAGGAATTCCATATCGTCCGCAGCGCTTTCGTCGATGTCCGCCTCAAAGCCGCAGCTCAGTTTTACATGTGTCATGATCTGTTCCTCCGCATCTCATCAGGTCCCGCTCGCGGCGGCCTTGAGGTACTCGTAGTGGTACTTGCCGGCGCTGTCGCTGGTTGCCTTGATCGTGACCGGGTACCCGACCGGGTCGGTATCGTTGTACACCACGTCGCCGATCTCGGTGATGACGCCCTTCGGGATGACGGTGCGCTTCAGGGTGCCGCCCTTGAGAATCATGTCGATGACCCAGCACCGTGCCTCATGCGCTTCCGTTCCGGAGGCAATCGCGATGCCTGCCGTGAGGCTCCCGGTCACATTGTCCTCGCCGTAGATCTCCTTGAGCACGTTGATGTTCATCATCTCGATGAAGGTCAGCTTCCAGGTCTCGGACTTGTCATCCTCCGTGACCAGAACGGTATCCCCGCCCCAGGCCTTGACCTCTTCGGAGTTGACTTCCTGAGACTGCGTCACGCCGTCTTCGGAGATGTAGCCCATTCCCGCGAATCCGGCCGGCAGCGCCGTCACGGCGTCCGTCGGCGGCGTCAGCGACGTCGCGCCCACAAAGACCGCTCCGCCGACTTTCGGTTTGCCGGTGGATACATAGGCTTCATTGTTGGTTTCGCCTGCCATATTGGTTTTCCCCCTTTATGCAAAATAAACCAAGTCGATCACGGTCTGGTACCGGTAGCGCTTGGTCCTTGTGTCCGTGAAGTTGTAGGTAGAATTCACTTCACAGCTGATGATGGAATTTTCCCGGTACTGGATCTCTCTCATGAGGTCCAGTACCTGCTCATTGAGTGCCGCCGCGTCCAGCATTGTCGGTCCGTAGCTCTGCACGGCCACGGTTGCGGTCCGCATCTCTGCGCCCCGCTCGCCGCCTCCGGTCCGCTCCAGGACGAAATAACGCTCCGGCTTGTCCTCCGGCTGCTCCATGTAGGCCGGGCAGCCTGTGGCCTCTTCCAGGGCCCTGAGAAGGATCGGTTCGAGCATCATCCGCCCACCGCCTTCAGCAGCGTATTGTTGTCCAGATTGTCCTTCATGGCTTCCTCCGTCTCCGTGTAGACCGACGCAATCACGCGGGTCCCGGCCTGATAGACGTCCGTCGCGTATCCTTCGCCGGCTTTCTGCGCCACCTGGTCCGCGACTTCCTTCACTGCGTCCGCGATTTCCTGCGAGTGCAGCAGCTCGCCGACGCCTGCATAGTTGAGCTCTATCCGGTAGTTACTCAATCCGTTGCACCCGCACTTTCATGTTCCAGGACAGCGGGATCAGCGCCTCGATTCCTTTCGTCGGCTTTCCGACGATGCGGAAGCGCTCGCCGAAGAAGTCAACCCTGCATCCGGTTTCCCACCGGTGTGCGTCCCCCTTCGGGATCGCAAGCGTGTAGTCCGCCTCCCGGCTCACCAGGTCCGTCGCGTCCAGCAGTTCCGACCCGGTTTCCCCTGCCGGTGTGACCAGGACGTTTTTCACCTGTACTGCCGTTTCGTCGTACCGCGGCTTGTTGAAGGCGTCCACGCCGTTTTCCGTCCGCTCCCAGAGCGTCACCGTGATTCCCCGCAGCATCAGTCCATCTCCTCGAAGCAGCCTTCCGGCGCCAGATCTTCCACCGGGCTCCGGCTTCCGATCGTGTTTCCCTTCTTGAGCATCTGCTTTTCCATCTTCGCGAGGTACAGTTCTCCGCTGCTGCCCGTTGTCGGGTAGCTCCACGTCTGGCTGTAGCCGAGCGCCGACTGTGTGCCCTGGTTGGCGCCCACCGGGACGCCGGTGTCCTCCCCGTCGCCCAGCACCCGCAGCACCATCCGGCAGGAGACGATTTTCTTTGCGTCCGCCTGTGCTCCCGGCGCGTACAGATCGATGATCACCGCCGCGTCCTGCAGCAGCTTCTTTGCGAGGTTCAGCTCATCGTTCGAGAGCTTCCGCAGGGTCCGGTTCTGGACGTCGTTTACGGTTGCGTAGCTCGCCATCTTGATCACTCCCCGGCGTTTTCCGCCTTGTCTTCCTCAGCCGCCTTTGCCGCTGATTTCTTCCGGCTCTTTCTGGCCGGTTCCGGCTGAATGCCGGTGCCCTCTTCAGGCACCGGCTCCCAGTTTCCGCCGGAAATTTCACAGGACGCATCAATCACAGCGCCCGTTCTGTTGTTCCGGTATTTCATGACGTCAGGACGTCTGGCCCGCGGTGACGGTGTCGACGATGCGGCAGAAAGAGCCCGCGTCGAGGATGCCCCAGCCGATATACGCTTCGCTGCGGAGCTCGATCTGGTTCTGACGCTTCAGGTCGCCCTGGCCGTCCGGATCGCCGAATTCGATGATCTCAATCGGGATGTTCTTGGCGTAGCCCCAGCGGAAGGCGTTGGCGAAGTCGCCGACGATGGCGAGGTCGCGGCTGGTCGCTGCGGAGAGCTTCTTGTTGACGGTGGTGTTGACGTCCACGCCCATGCCCGCGAAGGCTGCGGGATGTCCGCCGAAGCGGAATTCCGGATACTGCACGACGCCGTTGACCTTGACCGCCGCCATGTACTGACCGAACAGGGCGCTCATGGCGATGCCGCTGACCTCTTTCTCGTTGCCGAGGACGGTCTGAATGGCAGCGTCGAGAATGTCGTCCGCGACGGAAGTGCCGGCAACGTAGGTGGCCGTCTGATTGACCACCGCGTCGAAGTGGTTGGTTCCGACCACGGTGGAAGCCGTGCCGGAGATCGGGTTAATGCCGTGCATGGCGGCAATGTCCATGCCGCGTGCGATCTTCTTTGCGAAGCCGTCCGCGAAGGCCTGCAG